AACCACAGGCACAAACGCCGCAGGAACAGCCCGTAGCGCCGCCGCAGTCCTATTCACCCGGCTCGATGCAGAGCATTGACACAGATTCAGATCTCCCATTTTGAAGGAGTGTTCAATGGCAGAGCGTAGAATGTTTGCAAAGACCGTTGTTCTCTCCGATGCGTTTCTCGATATGCCGCTTTCAACCAGGTGCCTGTATTTCTCTTTCGGCATGGTTGCAGACGATGACGGATTTATCAACAATCCGAAATCGATTCTGCGAATGTGCGGAGCATCCAAGGAGGACATGGACAACCTTATTGCAGAGAAATACATCATCCCGTTCAAAAGCGGCGTAATCGCGATCAGAGCGTGGAGAACGAACAACTACCTACAAAAAGACCGCTGTAACCCTACTTCCTGTACCGAGGAAATGAAAATGCTTTCCGTTTCGGATTCCGGCTTCTATGTGGAATTGACCTGTGGGTCGGAATCAGAGGAACAGCCCGATTGCTATGTGGAATCGACCTGTGGATCGGGCGTGTATACACAGAAATCCCAAAACGGCGATTCCGTGTATACACAGGATAGGTTAGGTAAGGATAGGATAGGTCAGGATAATAAAGAGCAAAACGCGCCCACGGGCGCGGGGGCGCACACACGCGAGGGAAAGAAGCCGTTTTTCTTCTCTCCGCCGACCATTGACGAGATTCAGGAGTATTGCCGAAGCCGGAACAACAACGTTGATCCGGAGCAGTTTTATGACTTTTACGAGAGCAAAGGCTGGATGATCGGCAAGAACCGGATGAAGGACTGGAAGGCGGCTGTGCGTACATGGGAACGTGATCGGGATCGCGCTTCACCGGGCGCATCCAAGAACAAAGGCAGTTTCGACACAGACGATTTCTTTCAGGCGGCTTTGAGCCGAACCTACGGAACGGAGGAAACGTAAATGGACAGCAATCCCTGTTGGAAACGGAACCCCTGCCCGGACAGGCACCCCGGATGCCATTGTGAGTGCGATGCATACCGGCAATGGGCGGAGGTACACAACAAAGACCGGGACGCGCAGAACGAGCGGCGGCACCTTGAAGAATACCCGTCCGTTATGCGTAGTTACCGGATCAACCAATTCAGACGCAGAAAGGAGATTCACGCATGAGTGCACCGACAAAATCAGAGGTCACGAGAGTTTATAACTATCTGCTGAACCACCACAGAGGACGAGCCAACGCAGGAACGCGGGACGAGATCAGAACCGTTCTCGGCATCAACGCGAGGAAGTTTCGTCAGATCACTCACGAGATCAATACATCGTTCGACTACCCGTTCATCGTTGCAACCTCCGGCAAGATGTACTTGGTGGACGATCCGACAGAGTGCGTAAAACACATTTTGCAAACAAGCCATGCCGCAACAAGTCTGTCGGTCAAAGCAAACATGATGGCATGGAAGATGAGCAAGCTGACCCAACTCTCGGTCGAGGATTTGTTCCGGCTGGAATGTGAGGAAGAAGATGTCGCAAATCAGCATATTTGACGGGGCAAAGCCGCTCCGGATACGGAAGCCGATCCAGCTGATAGAGCTGTTTGCCGGATACGGTTCACAGGCGCTTGCACTGAAATATCTCGGTGTCCCGTTTGAACAGACCTTGATATCCGAATGGGCAATCCCGTCCATCCTCGCATACAAGGATCTGCATTTCCCGCGGACGGAGCCACTGCTCGCCAAAACGAGATACGATGTTGCAGTCCGGATGCTGACAGATAAAATCTCGCGGGACTATAAAACGCCGCTGACGGAAGAACGGATCCGCAGGATGACAAAGAAAACGGTGATGGACGTTTGCAATGCCGCTCTTGTGACCGGAAACTCACTTTCCATTTGCAAAACCGAATCCATAGTATCGGCACTTGCCAACAGCAGAGGCAGCACCACCGTTATGACCTACTCGTTCCCTTGCCAAAGTCTTTCGCTTGCGGGGAAGTTGGACGGGATGGAGGAAGGCTCCGGAACGCAGAGCAGCTTGCTGTGGGAGGTCGGACGGCTTCTGCGGGACGCGCACAAGAACGGTGTTCTACCGGACATCCTGCTGATGGAAAACGTTCCGGAGGTGGTCGGCGAGCGGAATATCGGCGTGTTCCGCAGATGGCTCGAACTGCTTCACAGTCTCGGCTACCGGAGCAAATGGCAGATTCTGAACGCCAAGGACTACAAAGTCCCGCAAAATCGCCGCAGATGTTTCATGGTTTCCTGGCGATCTGACGATTATTACGATTTCCCCGATCCGATGCCGCTTGAACATCGGTTGAAGGATCTCCTGGAGAAGGATGTTCCGGAAAGGTAGTACGTCTCGGAAAAGAAACTTAGCTATGTGATGTCCCCCAAGCGTTTCGGGAAGCACACAAGAATCACGGACGGCGATTGCATTGCAATGACAAGAACGGCAGATGCGGGAAACAACTGGACTGGTGATTTTATTTCGGAATTTCCTGTTTCTTACGACACATACAACCGCAAGATGCGAACTGGCGGAATCACCGGAACCGTGCAGACAAGGAATATCCCCAAGCATCAAGACCTCATTGCGGAAGCACCGAAACGGGTTCGACGCCTGACGGAGTTGGAATGCTTCCGGTTGCAGGGTGTCAAGCGAGAAGATTTTGAACGTCTGAAAGTCCGGCAGTCATCGTCCTCCCTTTACCACATGGCGGGAGACAGTATCGAGACAACCTGTCTGATGGCGATTTTCGGAAAGATGTTTGGTGGGCTGAATTACAAAAACAAAATCAACAGAGTGGTGGAGGATATTACACATGACTGACCGGTGTATCGTATGCGGGGCGGAGATACCGGAGGGACGTCAAATTTGCCTGATTTGCGAAATCGAAGGTGTGAAACGCGGGCAAGCCATGAAGAGCGCCGCAGGAACGCGGCAGGAATGCGATTTGGCGGGTAAAGACATCCAAGTACACCCCGAAGATGGAAAACGCAATACAGAGCGTTTTTGCGGCATCTGCGAGAGCGGCGCCAAAACAGGAATTTGTTGCATCTCCCCGAACGGAGCCTTATGTCCGCACTGGGGAAGAATGCTCTGCACCCACCCGAACGCGGAGGGATGGGTACGAACGGCAAGGCTCCGCGGAGAAGCGCCGGACAACTGCCCGGAAATGAGAAAAGGAGAAACGAGGGTATGAAAGTATATCTCAACTACAAGGACATCCCGAAAGCCTGTCTCGACTGTCCGTTCGTGGACAGCGATGACTATTGCCGGTTGCTTCCGAAGGAGGTGAACGAGCAGATCGAAACGTGGGCGGAGCAAAGAGCGCTTTGCCCGATCAGCCCGATGGAAAACGAGGTTTTGAGACGGAGAAAGCTTCCGCCAAGAATGAGGGTTGTGCTGGATCCCGGTGCGATCAAGCCGACCCGCGCACATGACGCCGATGCCGGACTCGACCTTTACGCTCCGAAGGACGGATACATTCACGGCGGCGGAAGCTGCACCTTTGACACCGGCGTTCACGTGGAGATTCCGAACGGCTATGCCGGATTCCTGAAAAGCAAAAGCGGTCTGAACTGCAAGCACGGTTTGACCTCCGAAGGTGTCATTGACGCAGGGTACACCGGGAGTATCGTTGTGAAACTGTACAACCACAGCGGGACGGACTATTCGGTCAAAGCCGGTGACAAAATCAGCCAGCTTGTGATCCTCCCGATCCTGACGCCGGAGATTGAACTGGTGGACAGCCTGGAGGATACCGAACGCGGAACAGATGGATTCGGAAGCACGGGAAAGTGAGGAAATATGAGAGAAATTCTGTATCGCGGCAAATGCAAGAATAATGACGAGTGGGTAAACGGCTACTATCTTCCGTATCACGCCGTCAAAGATATAGACGGAAAAGATGTTTTCGCTCAAATATTCGTTGAGCCAGACGAAAAGAAACCCAAAGGTTGGGCAATAGTTATTGCCGAAACAGTCGGACAGTACACCGGATTGAAGGACAAGAAAGGCAAGAAGATTTTCGAAGGGGATATCGTGAAATATTATGGTATCTGCAAGCCAATAATCGGTGTAGTAAAGATTTGCGAAGAAGATTTCTCCGGCTTATATGGAGTTTGCGAAACATTCACTGACGGAAGTGGAACGTCCCTTCTCAAAGCCAAAATTGATTGTCAAGTTGTCGGAAACATCTACGACAACCCGGAGCTGCTGAAGCAGGGAAATGATGACCGCATCTACGCAGATTTCAACAAGAAGGCTGAGGTGTAAAAATGGAGCATATCGTCATATGGGACGGCATGGAAATCATCGGATTCATCGTTGGAATGGCGGTGCTCGCGGTCGGATTCGTATCAATCTGCCTGTGGGCACTCGCACGGAGTATCAAGCGGAAAATACATCTGAAAAAGCGCAGGAAGGGTGAGAAAAATGAACTGTAAAGATTGTTTGCACTATGAGGCACACAAACATTTTTTCAAGAGCAACGATTACGAAAAAGATTTCGATGACTACTTCAAAGATGATGACATCGAACATAAATGCCCCGAATTTTTGCCTTTGCCGCGAAAAATCGGTGACACCATTTACGAAATAGACAATGGAGGGCAAATATACGAAAGTAAAATCCAAAACATAATTTACAACACAACCGGAACCGCTTTCGATGAAACCGCAATCGGAAAATCTGTCTATCTCACAAGAGAATCCGCCGAAAAGGCGATTGCGGAAAGGGGTAGGAAATGACAGTATTTGGAATCATAAATATTGTACTCGCATCAATCAGTACGTTTTGCGACATCCGCCAACTGATACGGCACGGTGAATCGGATGTGCTGACATCGGTCTTGTATTTGGCGTGTGCAATTTGTTTGACGGTGATTTCGTGATATGAAAGGAGCAAAGAAAATGAAAAAGGTTATCAGCATCGCAGTATCGTTGGTTGTGCTCATCGGAGGTCTGCTTTGTCTCGCGGGGTGCTCCGAAGCTGACCGCGTGAACAGCAACATCTCAAAGCAGGCGAACTACTTTGAATCCGAACGCCGTGTAACGGTGTACAACGCGCGAACGGACAAAATCATCATGTACATCGAGGGATATATCAGCATAAGCAACAACAGCAATAAGGAACTGGTTGTAACCGCAAAAGTCGGCGGGAGCACATACAAAAAGAATTATGTATATCTCAATGACTACACCCTCTATGTTGTTGAGGACATCAGCGGGACACACACAGACCCGTATCACTACAAGGTATATTTCGATGTAAAACTGCCGGATGTGGAAGTAAAATGAGAGCCAACTATCCGCGGAGCCATACGGGCAAGAAAAAGGACGAGGTTCTTGCCCGTTGCGTAAACGATTATATTTACCTGTGCATGGTATACGGCGTAGATCGGGCAACCGAGATATTACAAGAAAGGCATGAAGGGAGAAAAGAGAAATGAAAAGCGTATTGATAAGCATCCATCCGAAGTGGTGTGACCTCATAGCGAGCGGCAAGAAGACGATAGAGGTGCGCAGGACGCGACCGAAGATCGAGACACCGTTCAAGTGCTACGTATACGAGACAAAAGCGCGGTCTGATATGCCGACATTCGTCGACGAGGACGGTCATGTGCTTTACACGGGGCGCGGGCAGGTCATCGGCGAGTTTGTTTGCTACTGTATAACGCCACTCTACAATGTTTGCACAGACGAGTGGCGTCTGTTACGCGGTGGGCTTCATGAGATCGAAAAGCAACTTGTCGGAATGGCGTGCCTGACGGAAGAGGAATTGCACGAATACGCGAACGGAAAGTATTGTTACGCTTGGCACATCTACGACCTCAAAATCTACGACAAGCCGCGGGAGTTGAGCGAGTTTTATGTGCGTAAACATGATGAGCGCGATTATTGCCAGGGTTGTGTTCACCACGAATGCCCCGTAACGAAATACCCTTGTTACGAATGCGTGGGCGACAAAGATAACCGCGCATATTTATACCGCCCCCCGCAGTCTTGGTGCTATGTGGAGGAGGTATAACAATGCTGACAGAGATTGATGCTACACTGCAAAAAGACCTGATCGATTTTATCGAGAAACGGGAATCCGAAAAGAATCAGCCGTTCGGAAAGGTGCTTGTTGCCGCTATTTTGAGAAAGCTGATTGACGGCGATTGCAGGATCACCGGTTGTGCGAAGAACGACAAAACCGGGAAACTGTGGGTTGAGTACAGTTTTTATGAGGAGGAGCAGGGGCAATGAGTGACAACTATATTGTAATCAACGGGAAGCGTACAGAGTTGACTGATGAGCAGTTAAAAGCGCTGGGAATTGAAGTAAGAAAGAATCCGTTTGAACGTGTTGAACCGGGTGACGATTACTATTATGTAAGTTCCAACAATGACGTTGGTGCGTATACTGATTCATCTGATGGGATGGATAACAGATTGTATGCTGTTAGCAACTATTTCAACGATAAGGATTTTGCTAAACAGGTCGCACTTCACCAGTTGCTCTATCGCAAGCTGCTGAAGTTTGCGTATGACAATAATTGCGAAGACGATCAACCGTGGGATTGCGGAAACAGGCATTATCATGTGTACTATTCACACGCTTACAAGATATTTACGACAGAACTCAATTACGAGGGAAAACATCCAGGAGTATATTTTCCATCTCCAGAAGCCGCAAAGCGCGCTATCAAAGAGGTAATCGAGCCGTTCGTGAAAAAGCATCCCGAATTCGTGTGGTGAAGGAGAATAGTTTATGAATGACTTAAAGCCTTGTCCGTTCTGTGGAAGCAAGAAACTTAAAATTCAAAGCACACAGAGAAGAATCGGAGTAATCGGAACAGACGAACCAGTGGCACAAGAAACATTTTCGGTGCGATGCAATGTCTGTTATGCACGCGGTAGCGCTGTCGGCGGAAAGGTTATCTTGACTCGGTTAAGAGTGCGCGAAAGTGAACTACCTGACTGGGCATCATCAAGAGAATCTTTGAAAGAAAAAGCAATCGAAGCGTGGAACAGGAGGATAAATGATGGATGAATTGAAGCCATGCCCGTTCTGCGGGGAAAAACAGGATATTGACTATGGAATCATGACAGGCACCATGAGAGGGTTCGACTATGTTCAGTGTCAAACTTGCGGAGCAGAAATTCACGCGATTCACAAAGGAAGATATGTAAACGCAATCGAAGCATGGAACAGGAGGACAAATGATGCCGAAGTACATTGACTTCATAGGTGTAAAATATTAGTTGAAAGGAGAATTGGAAATGTATCGGTGGCTATTAGGTATCTCACTGATTGCGTTAATTGTGGCAACATTTACATCAGGTACAGTTTCCGAAATTTTGATGGCGGTTGGAGTAATTGTCGGAGAAATATTTATATGGATTAACGATGACCACATCGAAAATCTGGAACACAAGATTGAAACGTTGGAAGAACAGATAAAGGAGAAGGATAACAATGGCAAAATACATTGACGCGGAAACCATTCCGGATCTGTTTAATGAAAAATTCAAGGAAACAAAAAAGCTGATTGAAGCCGGGGAAACACAGCTTGACAACCTCGCCGAGGGCTTCACGGAAGCTGAAATAATTGTATTGTTCAAAGCACCCACCGCCGATGTGCGGGAAGTCAGGCACGGAAAAATGAATATGTATAAGCCGAGAAGCATGAACAGAAACGCCACATATAAATGCTCTGTTTGCGGGAAGTTGTGCAGCAGTTATTACAACGATGTCGGAGAGTGGAAATTCTGCCCGCATTGCGGCGCGTTGATGCTGGAGGACAAATAATGACAACCTACATCGATAAAGACGCTTTGCTACACAAAATGCAAGAACGACATGAAGATCTTGCAAGAGACTACGGCGATTATGACAACTATGTTATGGGGTTTGGTGATGCGATTGAACTTTTTGAAAATGCACCAGCGGAAACAGACGTACGGGAAGTGAAGCACGCGAATTGGGTTCATCTCGGTGGCGATGAGTGGTGCTGTTCCTGCTGTGGATTCGGAAAGCATACCGAAGGCTATTGGGAAAAACCAACTGCAAAGTATTGTGAAAAATGCGGAGCGGAAATAAATGGTGTGGAACAGTAATGAAGGAGGATGACAAATGAAACCATATTGCTGTTACGCCAAAGGCATTCTCTGCGTATACGCCAGTAGCTACGGCGGGTGCTTGTGTAGCGCTTGTATCAATCAGGAGGTGAAACAAAGTGAAAAGAGAAAAAGTAAAAATTGACTACAACAATTTTACACGACTTATAATGGAAGCCGTCCAGGAGACTGGAGGTGCAGAGTATATCGCCATTGGTCTTGGAATTTTGACCGCTTATATTCAAGATATTGCGGCACTCGCTGTCAAGCGAGACGATGCCGAATTGCTCGAACTCTGCAAAGGGCTTTTGATTGTAAAGGAGAATGACGATGAACGAAGTGCTTTTAAGCAGTAAAAACATGAACTGGTGTACGCCGCAGGATTTTTTTGACAAGCTGAATGCAGAATTCCATTTTGTTCTCGATGCGGCGGCAACGGAGCATTCCGCAAAGTGCTCCAATTTTTTCACACCTGAGACAGACGGACTGAATCAATCTTGGAATTGCGGTGGGGCGGTATTCTGTAATCCTCCGTATGGACGTTCTCTGAAAAAATGGATTCAAAAGGCTTACCATGAATCGCAGAGCGGACAGACAATCGTTCTGCTGATTCCGGCAAGAACTGATACTGCCGCCTTCCACGACTACATATACGGCAAAGCGGAAATTCGCTTTGTGCGTGGACGTCTGACATTTACGGACGAGGACGGAATACCCAAAAAGGACAACTGCGGAAGGGCGCAACCGGCGCCGTTTCCGTCAATGATCGTTGTTTACAATCCAAAGAGATGGTGGGAATCATGAACAACTGCGCTGACAAATGGCTACAAAAGCAGACCCCAATGAAGTGCAAAAAGCGGTACTATGGTGACGAGGATGAAGAAACGGGAAAGAAATTCAAATGGGAATTTGACTTATGCCCCGTTTGCGAAAATCATATCGGGCTGAAAGAATACATCTTTTGCCCATACTGCGGACAAGCACTGGATCGGAGTGAGACATAATGCCATACGAAATACAGTACCTTATCGGCGGGTTCATCGCATTCATGACAGCGGTTGCGGTCGGTTGCCTTGTCCTGTTCGTAATAAACGAAATTCATTGGTGGTTACACTGGAGGAAAAAATGAAAATTGAACTTGAAATTCCGAACACGACCGCGGCAATGACTGTGGTGACTGTTTCAGAAAACTTGCACGAAAACCCGATCCCCATGCGTCTGTGCGCAAAGTCCTATAACACAGCCGACATTGAGTCCATGAAGACGGATCCGGTTCAGACCGGCGTATGGCTTCCCGAAAACGACAGACCGTCATCCTTTATGTGGGTGTGCTCCATCTGCAAAAAAATCGCCTACGATATGCCGGCATCCCGCTTGGGGAAGCACTCGCGCGGTTCCTGCGGACTGGAATTCTGCCCGCACTGCGGGAAGCCCATGCGGAACAGGGAGATTGAATCATGAAATACCGCTCTGCAAACCTATCAGAATTCGCTCTCCACTGCGAAGGGCTGATAGGCAAAGGATATGTGTTCCACGACCTCTACATCGCTACACGGCGCGGCAGACGGGTCTATGAGGGGGTGTTCAAAAAGCCATGTACAAAGCATACCGAAAATACGGTAACCAGCCGGTGACCGTTGACGGCATCCGTTTTGACTCCATCCGTGAAGCAACCCGGTGGCAGGAGCTGAAGCTGCTCCTGCGTGCCGGGAAGATCAGCGACCTGAAACGCCAGGTGCCGTTTGAGTTGATACCGAATCACACGGAGGGCGGAAAGGTTACCGAGCGGAAGGTTGTATACAAGGCGGATTTCGTCTACAACGAAAACGGCGATTTGGTTGTAGAGGATGCAAAGGGAAAGCGTACCAAGGAATACATCATCAAGCGGAAAATGATGCTGTGGCGGTACGGAATCAAAATTCGGGAGGTGTAAAATGTTCAAAATACCGGAAAGCGTTTACCGGATGGTTTCGGCGATCTGCGCGGACTATGAGCGGCGGGAAACAGAAATGCGCTCCGGAAACCTGACTCCGTTTGTGCGGGATACCTACCGCAACACGAACAGGGTCATTGACGATGCGGTGACAAGCGTTGTAACGGAAAGATGGTCAGACCGGATGCTGTCCGATCTGATCAACGAAAGAAGCTATCCGGACGCCAAGTGCAAGACCCTGACCTCCCGCTCCGGATACCGGCGATGGAAGCTGGAAATCTTCCTGCGGATTGCGGAAGCCTTTGGGTACATCGACCCGTCCGCGGCAGTCGGAGAGCGGCACTGCGCCATCTGCGGGACACTGATTCGGGAAGCGGAATTCGGCTCCATTACAGTGTGCCGCGGCGGACGGCGGGCGGTTACGCTTGACCTCTGTCCGGAATGCTCCGCGCACGTTGACGGAATCGAGATTGACGGTACGATCGGAATCGTCAAGCAAAGCGTAAAATGAAATCAGCTGGTTGCTCCGTTTGGAACAACCAGCCTTTTTCTGTTACCTGACTACAAAGTAGTAGTACCGGACGGTCTTACAGCTTCCCACATCCTCGTCACACAGCCAGTCCTTTGCCATTGTGGCATAGTCGCTGGAACTGAATTCCGGTCTGCAGTAGTCGCTGTACATCATGTTCATTGCCGCGTAAAAGTCCCACGCATCTGTCGAGGGCGCGACCTGACGGTGCAGACCGTCCGTCTGCTCTTTCGTCCAATGTGCTCCGGACGTGCCGTCCTTGTTCTTCATTTCGGACACCCAGTGTCTGGCAACAGCTTCTCCCAGTTTCCCGCCGTTTGCGATCTTGTGGATGCAATACTCCAGCTCCGCCTTCTTTTCCTCGTCCATCTCATCGACAGTCCGGATGAAAAGATCCCGCAGGGCTTCCATCTGCTCCCCGTTTCCGGAACGGATGATGCTTTCGATGTTCTTCTTATGCATTCGGAACACCTCCTCAAATCCGCTCAACGTCCAGTTCCACGTTCGTGAAGTCAGCGGCAACGCCGGTGTTCACAAGGGAGATCAGATCGGACGCGTTTCCGCAGACCGACTTGACGATGGTCGAGAACGAGATTGTCCGCGTCTCCGTTGCGGCAGTGGTGACTGTCTCCGATGCTATTGCTCCGGGGATGGTCGTGCCGTTCTGCTGTACCGCAAGCGTGACCACGCCGGCGGCAGGAGCCGTAAACGTTGCATGAACGCTGACCTTGTATCCGTTGATACAGCGGTCGGAAATGTTGACGCCGTTTCCGAGCATATACAGGCTTTGTCTGCAATACCCGGTTACGAGGGTCTGACCGAGCGGCACCGCTCCGTCCGCGAGAACGGAAACGGTTCCGGTCACGGTTTTAATATACGGTCTTGCCATCTCTGCTTCCTCCTTTCAGCGTCAGTAGTTCGCATTCCCTCCGCAGGGCGTATAGCCGCCGCAGAACGGGGATGCACCGGCATTGTACGTCATCATAGTGGGATAGCGGACAACGTTGCCGAGCGCGCTCTGCATTTCAAGCTGATTGATTCTGCCCTGAAGCGTCTCGATCTTGTTCTGTGCAAGCGCATCGAGGATCTTCTGCGTCTGCGCGGTGGTGTTCGCGTTGATCGATGCGGTGTTGATTGCACCGTTGTAGTTCACGCCGTCAATGGCTCGCAGAGTCTCACAGCAACACTTCTGCTGTGCGGCAAAGCCCGCATTCACGGTTGCGCCGATGTCACGAATCTCCGAGAGATTGTTGTATGCCGCATCCTTGATTGCGGAAATGTTCTCCGATCCGACTTCCTGCACGCGGGATTCAATATCCCGCTGTCCTTCCTGGACGCTGTTCAGGTCGATTGCACGCTGGAGGTCTCCCTGCGTCAGAGCCGCGGCACCGTTGCCCCAGCCACCAAAGCCGCCGTTGCCGAAGATCATAGCGAACAGGATGATCAGCACCCATGCTCCGCCGCCACCGGCTCCAAGACCGCCCATGCCACCCGATACAGCGGCAATGTCCGAAAGGTTGTACCCGTTTTCCATTGTTTCTTCCTCCTGTTTTATTTTTTTATATAAATCATGGTGCGCACCATTGATTTTCAAAGCATCGCCGCAGATGGCTCAAAAACGCTCTCTGCGGCGTTTTGTTGTTCGGTGGTTCACTTGCCCGTCCGAAGTCATTTCAGCGCGTCCCGCAGGACAGACCTGTCGATTCCGTAGGCATCCGCAATCTGCTCCGGGGTTTTCCCCTGATTTTCCCGCATGAACTGTGCGAACTGCGGGTTCCTCTGCGCCAGCATCCGGGCGAAGGCTTCCGGATTCCCGCGTGCCATGCTTTTCAGCTGCGCCAGCCCGGACAGGATCGGATTGACCGTCCGTGCCCCCATTCCGTGGTTCATCTGCTTAAGAATCGGATTCTGCATGGTTTCCTCCTTCCAGCTTCTGCAAGCGCTCGTTGATGTCTCCGATCACCTTTGTGATGTAGTTCATATCCACAGGCGGCTCTTTGACATATTCCGTGATGGTATAGGGCGTTGCGGTTCTGTAACCGTTTCCGTCCGTCTGCACATACCAAACCAGCGGCGCGGTGGTATCCAGGAGAAGCACCTCACTGTTCGGCAACATCTGAAAGGCGTTCACCCCGCTCTCCCCGTTGACCTTGATAATTTCGTGCCTTTGCGGCATCTGCGGCATCTGATAGCCAGGATAAGCTCCGTACATTTTCCATCACTCCTTTCTGATACCATGATAACAGAAAAGAGAGTGAAAAACTCACCCTCTTTATGCTTGGAAAATATTGGATTATTACCCGTTATTTGCTTCTTTTTGTGCAAGATACCGGTCTATGGAGTCCCACAGGCTCCGGTTCTCCTTGCTGTACTTCGTAACACTGATATTCAGGCTCATACAAATGGATACAACCGACCGCTCCTCACTGTCAAAATACTTCATCCGCAGGATCCGGATTTGCGTCTCCGTAAGACCCGCGTTCTCCGTGTAGTCCTCCAACTCGATCCGGTTGACCCTGTGTCCGATCATGATGCTCCTCCTTTTTTCTCCGGATGAACATCCGCAGAATCTCTGTCTGATTCTGTTTGTAGCAAGTCTCCGTCACGGTGATATTATCATATCCGTTGCGCTCGCCGTTGATATACGCATTCACAACGGGGATCATCTGAAACAGCCATTCAAGCAGGAGCAGGACGGTGAAGCCCTCCACCAGCTGGAATCCGAAATATCCGGTAAACAGCGTCAGGAGCAGTGCTTTTGCGGAGCGCAGCGTCATGTCCCGTTTCTGACGCTTTGCCCCGCTCATTCCCAGCAGACGCATATGCGAGGACTGCATGACCCCACGGCTCGACAGCAGATCGATTGCGCTGACCTGTTCCACCTTTACGTGACAGCACCGGATCAGCATGATCCGCGTCCGCAGGGATATTTTCAGCTTCATGATATCCCGCGCCTTCATGTTCAGGTATTTCTCCATGAACACCGGCAGGGGGATGTTGGACGGCAGAAGCATTTCCTTCCGGCAAGTGTCAATGGATTCCCTCTGCAACCGGATGCAGAACTCCTGCAATTCGTCCATGTTGCTGTTCTCCTGCACCGTCTCCCGGATTTGCTCGAACGCCGCAATTGCCTTGGCGTATTCCTCGTCACGCTTCCCGCGATCAATGCCGACCTGATACCGGATGGAATAGGTCAGACTGCTGATGATGTACAAAAGAACCGTGTCAAAGACGATGTCTTTCAGCTGGGGCATCTCGTCCGTATGAACGAGGAACCGCACCGCGGCAGAGATCAGAACCATGGTCAGGATTCCGATGTTTGCCGTCAGATTCCGGTTGCTTTTGACCTGTAACAGCCTGGCGTTTACTTTCTTGCGGTTTTCCTCTGCCGCGTCCGGGAATTTCATTTCCATTACTTCTGCTCCTTCTGCTCCGCTTCTCCGCGCTTCCTGCATACGAATGATGCAACATCAAACACAACCGCAACCGCCGAACTGATACACCCGATCTTCATTGCCTGTGCGAACTGTGCGATCACGCCGGACAGCGCACCGCACAGAACCCACAGAACCAGGAACACCACCACGGGGGAGGTAACCACGGGCTTCAGGAATTCCCGCAGATACCGGCTCCCGCTGATGGCGATGACGATTGCCAGCGCAACGCCGACAATGCCAAGCCGTTGGAATGCGTTTGCGTTTTTCGGTGCAAAGCACCCGTTCTGAATCATTACGACCACCGGAGGGACAACGCAACAGGCAAAGGAAAGCAGTTTGAAGATCACCGACTTTGCCTTGTTACTCATCCCCGGCATCCTCGCTTTCATTGTCCAGCGTTGCCAAAAGCGCATCGTACTTTGCGCGGATTTGCTCCGCCGTTTCGTTGTTCAGCCCTGTGGACTGGGAGATATATGCCATTTGACTTGCTTCAACCGACAGAATCCTCCGGAGTGCCCGCATCTGTTTTAGCATCCGGTTCCTATCTTGTTTTTGCGCCTCGTCCATCTCGGCAATCGCAAGCTGGGTTTCGTTCTTTAACTGATTCTGTCCCTCCACCATGGTTTCCAGCTGTTTATATTTATCCAGCATCTCGGTATACCGTTTGTCCGCGGTTTCGGCGTACTGCTTGAATTGCTCCAGCGTATCCGACATCCACGGGAGGAAAGAATCTTTGCACCATGCGTAATACTTATAAATATTCTTCTTTCCGTACTTCAAGCCGAACAGAACAGCACCAATATTGACCAGCAGGACGATTCCGGAAACGAGGTATCCGATGTATTGATCCCAAAAGCTGCTTGCCCGTTCGTACCAAGGCTTATCGGCGTACTTTTCGTCCATTTCAGCCTTGAACTGATCGAGCATTCCCTGAATCTCGTTTTTCAAATCTCCCTGCATACCATCCGTATCGGACGGGACACCCGGCTCCGTGGCATCCGGTTCACCGGAATCCGGAGGATCTTCCTCCGTGGCTCCGCCGCCGTCCGTGTCGGTTGTATCCTCTACATTGGCGGCATCGTTTCCGGTGTCGGGAGCCGGTTCTTCGGCATATGCGGGAGCATAACTGCCAAAGGCGAGTACCATGAACATGATAAATAAGACGATTGCTCTTTTCATTGCTTTTTCTCCTTTATTTTGAAAATTGATTGACCGCAGGAATTTTTGAATCGTAAAGATCAAGACCCTCCTTTCTTTTCGGCGCGAATTTCAAAGGAATAGTTTCTGCGAAAAAGTCCTTTCATTTGTTGCAACGCCTATGTGAATTCATGCGAATTGTAAAGCCGTGATAGCGTTTAAACATCACTGTTTTACCAAAATTCATTGTGTGATTTATTTACAGTACGCTGTCGCAAAAAATTGACCTTGAAATTATTATTAATTAAGTTTATAAGGTATCTTTGCTTAATTAGGCTCTATAGGAAAGAGTAGTCTCATAAACAACACCTTGAGTTAAAGATAATACTAATTTTTTACTTTCGGTAATTATATAAAGAGTGTTATCTTCAAGTTCTTCAGGCTCGGAATAGAAACTCTTAATGGATATAAAGCCATTCAATTTTAATTTGTTTGTATTAACGAAATCAGTATTAACTATATTAAAACCACCTGTTGCCCCATTGACCGAATCATATACATCAAACATTAAGCCATTAAACGAACTTAATACGCCTGTAATATTATTTAAACCATTACCAACCATACAGCCATAAAGTTTTGTTGCCAAACTTTTGGGTGCACCATAGCAAGAAGGGGCGTTTTTATTTGTAAATGAACAACCGATAAACGTTAAAAATTTTTGGTCAAAATATGCTATTTTGAAATCCGAAACATATTGATCGTCCACATTGTATGAAAAAACGCAATTTACAAGTGTAATTATTTCATTTGCAGTTATGAATCTTATTAAATCTTTTTTTAAACTTTTTTGACATTCAAATATATTGTTGCTAAAGATAGGATTTATTTGCAAGTTGAAAAGGCAATAACCAGTCACGTTATTGTTTGAGAAATTGAAAGTTGTTGCATTAGTGTATTGCACAAATTCGTTATCAGATTTATTACCGAATAAGCAATTACGAACTGTTACTGTATCACCAAATTTATCAAGTTTTAATCCACTATAAAATACACAATTTTCTATTACTGAAGCATATAACGCGCTGTCTTCTTTATGGTTAAAACTTATGCCATGACTCAAAAAGTTGTCTTCTACTATATTGGAAATCAAGGCGTTTTGATAAAATACCCTGCTTTCACTATCAAACAATATACCATTATTAACCTTGTTGCTACCATCTAATAGTAAATTCTTAATCGTTAACTCTTTATCATATCGCAGTACATTTGTATCATATTTGATAAGAGCTTCGAGAGAAGTATTACTGAATATTTTTGTTGGGTAAGTGCCAATAATGCCAATATGGTCACGAATTATAATTGTATCTGAAATCAAATATGAACCTTTATCAAATTGGATATATTCGTATTTGTTGGCAGATGCATAATTCAAGCATGACTTAATTGCTCCTGTATCATCGGTCACTCCATCACCTTTTGCACCAAACATTTTGGGGGTTACATACCCGATTGCATTCGTTACAGCTTTTTGAGACATAACAACCTTTTCGCTGTATCCGGTCGTTTGCGCAATATTTCCTACGGTTGCCTTTTCTGCAATCATCTGCCAGTCGGCGCCTTCTATTGGCGTGACATTACTATTAGCCCTTCGTGCCAAGAAAGCACTGCCGCCATACGAAACCACATCAAGCGGCTCGTATGATGTGCTGGCATTCCACGCGCCTTTGGGCATCATAGATACCTTTCCTAAAACTGTTGTACTCATGAAATAACCACCTCCAAATAACCCTTACTATTGAGTTGGAACTTTGCTCCTTGATATTCATCCGGAGTATACATCTTCAAATATCCGTCTTGTATATCAAATGTAGCATATAGAACATTCCCGTTATCGCCTTTCAGATATGTCCTTGCATACGCAAACCAGTCAAATAGGGAAAACTCTTTTCCGGTTGTTGGATTGAGAACAGGCGTTTTGATCAGTTTCGCAAGCCCCTCATCAGAAGAAGCATTGCAGATGTCGATCAGTTCATTCAGCCGTTCCTTGACCAACGCCGGGTATTTATCCATAAAGCCTTTCAGCTCCGCCGCGGACATCCCGCCGCGCCCCTGCGCAGAGGAACTGTTCGGGCGGTCGGAAAGGCGTTTCATCGATACGGGATAGACCTCGTCCGCCGTAATCTTTTTGATTTCCTTACTCACTTGATATTTCCTCCGTTCTCATATCGGTAAAACAGATCGAGCAGTCCGAACGGCTTGCAATACCCTGCGCTCTCAAACCGGAACTGTTGCCACTGCCACCGCTTCAACCGATCCGGCACAACGCTGATGACGATATCGCTCGTCAGGTAGGACAGATTCCGGAACTCCAGATCCAGTGTGCTTCCCATTCTTGATGTTCTGCGGCACTCCCGCCATTCCTGCTCGCGGTTGGAGCGGACGAACACACTGTATTCCGAACTGCCCATCGACTTCGACCGCACCACGATGCTCTTGCGCACGGTATTCTTTGCAATCTGCGGATATGCCGAGGAATCGCAAAGCGTCTCACACACCGCCATGATCTCCCGTCCGTTCCGGTTGTAGAAGCCCTGCCATATCTCGTCCGGCTCAACCTCCAGCCGCTCTGCAAGGTAGGACACTGCGCCGGTGGTAATGACCGTATAGGTGCCGTCAGGCGTTTCCACGGTCGGTGCATCGTCCTCGTCCGTCCATATCATGTCCTTGGAAGGATCCGCATACACACGCGTGTCATCCTCTTCCGGGGTGAATCCCTCCGGGCGCCGGATTGCCCGCCAAACGGTCTTTCCGCGGCGGTCTGTGTTGAAGCACAGGACTTCTCCGTGCGCGGTTCCCAGCAGGAGACGGTCATCCAGCACGCACAGGCATTCAGCTGGGGAGAAGGTGCCGCCGCTGTACTGGTCAACGTAGGTGGCAAGGTACGCGCCGCGATCGGTCTGCACAACCGGGAATTTCAGCCCGGTATCCACGCCATCCAAAAGGATTGCCGCATTGGTAGCAAGCAGCTCGGTGTTGTCATAGCGCTCGCTCTCCGAATCGCTGTTGACATAGACAATGCCCGAATTCCCGCCGTTCTGACTGTAGGTCAGCCGGCCTGTGTATTCCGGCGCGGTCAGGTCAACCTTTTTCCCGTCAACGGTAGCAAAAATGCTCCCCGTGGTAGTGGATACCATCTGCGTCTGATCTGTGTATATGCCGATATCATCCGCATAATACCATTCGTACTGCGTCACACCGGTGTCATGCTGGAACAACTGGCGGCTGTCCGCAAGGAACATCTGACCGTCAACCAGGATCACAAGATAGCCCTTCCATTCCACCATCCGTGCGCCTTTCAGGACGCATTGCTTCAGCTTCAGGTCGATGTTACTGCTGCGATGCTCCACCGTGCGCTCCAGGTTCACCGTCTGCTTTCCGATCGCCATCAAGCCCTCTGTAGAGAGGAAAACCGGATCGTCCGCAAAGTTGGTTGCCGCTCCGACACAGCCGATTCCTGCAACACCCTGCGTGGACGGGTAAACGCGCGGAATGAGATCATATCCGGTATCCTGCCCCACGTGATACCAGCATGATCCGTCCTGCTTGGTGTTCTCCTTGCAGACGATCAGCATGGATGGCGTGGAGATCATTGCTGTGTTCCGCTTGTCTCCGACACCGTCATTGAAGTAGTTGTACACCCCAATGTACGCCGGATTGTTTGCCGAGGTCAGGTCACGCGCGGAGTATAGCACCGTATTCGGCAGATCGGGATTTCCGGTAAAGAAGATTCTGCCGTCAAAGATCGCCGTGACCGTGCATTTCCGCAGGACGTTCATGGCGCTGTCATCAGTGGATGCATCATAGCTGGAGTTTGCATCGAAGATGGATACGTCTTTTCTCTTTGTGGTTGACAACTTAGAGAGTTCCCCTATCCCCATGATCTCGATCTCGTCACCGGCTTCGATTGGTTGCTTTGTGAATACTCGAACTGTTTGAATATACCCATCCTCTTTCATCAACTCATAAGTCCATCCGATGGATTCTATATATTGTCCGTTGTAGCGGATGAATGTACTATACGTTTCAGTATTGGCATCGTAGTAGGTTTCTATATTTTTGCACGGATCAAACAGCGTCATATCAAAGTAAAAGCCGGCAATTCCGCTATAAACAGTATTCTCCGTGAAGTTTGTATAGTTCCCGTTTTCGTCATATTTGAAAGGCAAACTTGACCAATTTGAAATCGTTTTCAACTCGCTTCCGCTTTGATTAAAATAGATCTGAACATTTGGTGATGTATAGTCAGAAATTGGCGGAAAGCAATTAGGGCTAAATGACATACTCCAGTATTCCGAGCCGCTCTCTGTCGTAATTTTTGTACTATAAAAGTATATTTTTTGCAGTTTGGTGCAATTTCGAAACGCTTTCGAAGCAAAGAACCCCTGTTCCGGCGTTTTTATAGATGACTGACGGACAACGATCGTCTCCAAGTTATAGCAATCCGAAAATGCGCCGTTTCCCACCGTAATGCCTTCCGGCAGAGATAAAATCTTACAAGGATATCCGACAAAAGAATCATTATAAACATTGTTCTGTACCCCGGATGCTGATTGAATCGCTCCTACTGGGTATTCCTTTCCGTCAACGGCAATCTTGTCCGGAATAATCAGCGTATCGTGCTTTTTCGTGCATCCGGTAATCATAATAACCGAGCGCTCATCAAGAATTGTGTATGTAAGCCCTTCGGAACCGGTACTCGCTTCTGTTTCATTGATCGCTTTCCCGCCGACAAACGCCTTCTCTTTGAATCGACCGGTCAAAATATTACGTTGCTCGTATTCTTCTCCATCAATGTAGGTAGTCGGAACATACGCAACCGAGGACGCAGAATAAACAGATGTCTCCCCATAAGTGTATTTGTAATAATTTTTTCCATCGAGAAACCAAAAATCGTTGTTGAAAACGAATCCGGTAATAGCGCCGCTTCCCAATCCGGTTGCCACCGGGTTGCCGGTGTTTCCTACGGTCAGGTTGTTCCCGTGATTGTCAAATTTGCAAAAGTAAAGGGATGTTCCGCATTTGACCATCAAACTGTCCCGGTACTCATGGATACTGTAGATTCTGCCTTTCCCAGCCAAAGCTGACAGCACCACGCGGTATCCGGGCATAGTTTCAATCGCCTGTCCCTGACCGGATTCGTAGTCCTTCCACATATTCTTCAGGTACGAAAACCGGTTCTGCGCGACCATCGCAGGGGAGGACGAGAAGTCCACCCCGCGAAAGTCTCCGAGATAGCGGCTGTATTGCGTCCGCGAGGACATTTTCACCTGTGCGTTCGCGCCCATTGCTTACCACCCCTTATAGGTATTTCTTCGAAAAATGGTTCTGCGGTTCGCCCGTTCGGTGATGTACCGTGCGCGTTCCGCTTCCCAAATGTTGTAGCACCGGAGCGCCACGTCCGGGTTATCATCCAGGAACAGATCATGCGTGACGAGATACGGCAGGAGCATCGTGACGTCCTCCGGGACATCTACGGTGGCGGTGTCCGCGCGTTCTTCAAAGTCCTCAATGGTAACCTCGCGCGGTGCCTTGCGGTACTCGATCAGAATATCCGTGTTCCAGGTGTCCGGCATCTCCACATTCCGGTCATTGTAAAGGTACTCCCGGACGGGGTACCCATATGCGGTTTGCGGCGGGACGTTCACAAAGGACAGGAAATCGTCCGCATAGGCGCCGATATCATAGCACAGGCGTCCGGGCAGGATTTTGGGAATCCGGTCTGCGCTCGTGTAGGCATCGCAGGACAGGGCGAGAATTGCCCAAATCGTGCCGCTTTCCAGCGAAACGCGGAATGTGACGGGAACCGAACCGAGCAGATCACGGAGGAGAACCGTTTCACCATCGATTTTCCGTGTCAGACTCTTTTCTTCCCCGTCCTCGCTCCAGCGGAACGTCAGAACCGCATTGTCATGGTTCAGCGTCAGCGCGTTCGCGCCGTACACCTCCAAATCCAGCGTTCCGGCGCTGACCACTTGCCGCACCTCTGCCGCAACCGTAAAGGAACGGAGTGTGACGGTTTCAGTGCGGCTGTGGAGATCGTCAAGCATCCGGATTCCCCGGTTGATCGATGCAACCACAACCGCAGAGTCGAGGTCTTGATCGATCTCCTCATGCGACAGGCTTCTGACGGAACGGATAAGACCTTCGATCGTCATAATTCCCTCCGTCAGGTGAGTTCTTCGCAGTTATCGGTATCAGCGGTATCGCCGGAGCCGTAGATGGTCAGGGCAACCGCGTGCTTGTAGGTGTTGAAGCCGATACCCCACCGGGCATAGCCGTTCATGAGGAGGTTCCGGGTGTGGTCATCCTCCCACGACCGGATATCCAGCTTCTTGCGGTCGAGGAAGAGGTTGCCGCCGAGCGCCCGGTTGGCATCGCTGGAAATCATGATGATTTCATCCTTGTCGGACACCCACTTTTCGGTCGCAACGATCGTGTAGTGACCAAAGGTCAGGTTGATATCGTTGTTGTTGCTTCCTGCCGCTCTCTCGGTACCGACTGCGGTTTTCAGCGCGGACACCAGCTTGGTGCGGTTCAGCGGGACAAGCAGGACGTCACCGGTGTACTCCATCGGGAAGCCGCTCTCGTCCTTCATCAGCGCCAGCTTGGTTGCAAGCGCGTTCAGGTACTCCTGGATGTTTCCTGCGGTCACAAGGGAGCCGGAGGACGATGTAGCCTTCACATAGAAGGCGTTCGACTGCGTAGCGCCCTTGCCGTTCTTAACGTTGTCGGAGCCGACACCGTAGGTGTGCGACTTGGAGAACAGGGGCTTGCCGTCAAAGGTGGTGGTATCGATCGAGTGATTCAGCCTGCCGCTGACATACTTGAAGGTGGTATTGCCGTGGGATGCGTTTGCAAGCGCGTTGATACCGAGGTACGCGCGGGTGCGGTAGTAGGACACCGGGATGTTTCTGCCGATGTTCTGAATGTTTGCGGTCAGCCGACCGCGGCTGTCATCGATCAGCTGGCGGGTGACGGAAGTCTCGATCATGAACGGGGTGTTGTAGATCACCTTCCGACCGGTCTCGTTCGTTCTCTGATTTCCAGGACCGTTGCCGGCTGCAACGTTCTCCATCAGACCGAGCGTATCAGCAAGCTGGAAGGAATCCGCAAAGCTGTCGCTGGTTGCCATATGGAAAACCGCTTCCAGGTCTTTCTGCGCCTTGCTGTTTGCCAGCGCGTCACTCTCACCCTGGATGTACATTTTCAGCGGGGTCATGAGTTTACCGATTTTCGCGTCATGAATGCCGGTAATGCCCTGACCGTATTTTTCGGAAAAATTGATGTCAAGTGCCATTTCTTTGATCCTCCTTGATTTTTATTACGCGCTTGCGCCGACAGTATCGGAAATCTTGCAGAGAATTTCGCTCCCTGCCTTCGTACCGATCAGGTCAACGATTTCCACACCGTACTTGCCGGTTGCGAGTGCGGCGCCGGTTGCTTCGTCTGCGGTTGTATTGATGGCAGACACACCGCCCTTTACAAGAGACGTGTCCGCCGTCAGCGTGGTGCGCAGGATGACGTCATCCGACAGAATGAAGCACTGGATGTGATGCGTGTCGGAGGTTCCTGCGGTGTAGTCCTCCGTGCAAAGGTGGGTTGCCTTCTTGGAACCGGCAAGCACCGCCTTGCCGGATGTGATCGCAATCAGAGCGCCTTTTTTGTAGGTCGTGGATGCGGTCACGGGAATGAATTCAGTCTCCGGGTGGTTGATTCTACCGTTCAGGACTTTTTCAATAGTGAACATGGTTCTGTCTCCTTTCGTTATCTTGTGTTTTTCTGCACCTTGCGGTACAGTTCGCGGATGCGCGACTCGGAATAATCCGGGAAGTTTCTGCGCAGCTCGCGCAGCTCCGATGCGTCCGGCTCATAACGGCTTGACCGGACAGCGGTCGATGTTCCGACCAGGTGGCTCTTGCTCTGCGCCTGTGCCTTCTGCTTTTCCGCCTTGGCGCTCGGCACCTTGCCGATGACAACATCGTTATAGGCTTCCAGCATCGAGCATCCGGATGCGATCATTTTCCGCACAACCGCATCAAACTCCGGAATATCCTTCAATGCCTTTACACCTTTCATTCGTTCCGGATACGCCTTTGTCAGCGTCTCCAAATCCCGCTTTGCGCGGGTGTCGAGGTCTGCTTCCTCCTGTGCGGGTTCCTCCGGCTTCGGTTCGGAAATGCCGTTGTCTGCTTTGTACTTCGCAACCTTTTCCTCTGCCGTTCCCTCATATCCGAGGTCGGTCAGCAGACGGTCGATCAGTTCCGCATTGGCATCCGGCTCCGCAGGGGCTTCCGGCTCGTCAGCGGGGGCAGGATCGGCTTCCTCTTCCTCTGTGGCGGCATCGGGTTCCGGTTCGGATTCCGGCGCGTCAGACCCATCGTCTGCATCAGCGCCGTCATCGTCGTCCCAATCGTCCCACAGATCATCGTCATCCACATCATCTTCGGCTTCCTGCGTGTCTGCGGCGGCATCCTCCTGCCCGTCTGCGCCCTCCGGCTCGTCCTCCGGATCATTGTCGAGGTCTTCATCCACCTCGTCCTCTACAGGGTCTGCGGGCGCTTCCTGCAAGGGTTCCTTGACCTCTTCGGTCTTCATACTGTTGTCCTCCCTTCCTTTGGTCGTGTGCCTTACTTACCGGAGCGCAGATCGCCACCGGTTTCGCGGGAAATGGGCTTCGGATCGCCGCCGTTCTGCGGATGCGGAGCCTTGATAATCCCGCCGTTCGTGGTCTGATAAGGGTTCTTACTCATGTCGATTTCCTCCTTTCCTCTTGGTCTTTAAAAAGATTATACCGCGCAGAAAATGTGCAAAAAAGCCCGTTTTGGTTCAGATTTGGGGGTGTTTGGTTCAAGTTTTCGGTTTTTCGGGATTTTTTCTCCGAAATATACGCAAAAAAACAGCGCCCGGAAGTTTCCCTCCGGGCGCCGTCTCATGCCGTTTTTTTCGTTGTCTTTCGCTCGACCAGTTTTCCGTTTTTCACATCCAGCTTGAAGATCTCCGCGAACAAAGCCAGCTGTTCTTTTGTCAGATTCCTTGCGTTCAGAACCCGCAGGAATGCGGAGAGGTCGGAGGTGGAATGGTACCCTGCGGCGTAGAGCATCAACGCCTGTTCATCGGACGTCAGCCCCATGCCCTTCAAGCCCTTCTGAATGGTTGAACGCCAGCCATCCTTCGGCGTTTCCGCGTTCTCCTTTGCTTTCAGACCGGAGAGATATGCGCGGGCTTTCCCGAATTTGTCCGCACCCATGATCTCCGACAGGAGTGCCGATTTGTCATCCGTCTCGCCAGTTGCATGATATTCCGCGTAGGCTCTCCATGACCGGTACAGGCTGCTGATTGCGGACGCTTTCTGCTCGTCATCGAATGCCTTGTAAGCATCGGATTCTATCAGCTTCTGCACATCCGCATCGGACTTTCCGTAAACGTTCAGGAAGGTCTTTCGCTGTGCGAGGGTCAGACCGTCCGGAATTCCGCCCGGCATGACCTTCTTGTCATAACCGGCTTTGTACAGCCGCAGAACCTCGTCCAGCGTCTCCTGGTTGTAGGCACCGGTTTTCTTGCGCCGGAACATCACCTTCGTAATGGCTTCCGCCATCTTATCGTCCCCGCGCTTGACCGCACGCTGGAGATCTTCGGAGTACTTCTCGCCGGAGAAAATGCTGTCATACCCATACATTGCCGGCTTACTGATACGCCGGATCACACCGGTTGTCAGGTTGGTCAGGTTCCGCACCGGAACACCCGCCATGTGACCGACACCGTACAGCGCCTTGCGGGTTGCCCGCGCGACATCTGCTTGTGTCGCGTTCTTGTCTCCGAACAGGGAAACCATGCCGCGCACACCGTTGATTCCGTCATTGAGCGCATCCAATGTCATATTGGAAATGTCATATCCCTCCGCGAACACGCTGTAAACATCTCCGACCAGCGGGAACATTCCCATTGCTGAATTCATTGTGTTCATGGCGATATTCTTTGCAGGCGTTTCTTCTTCCTCGTCATCGTTGTTGAACGCATACCGCATTGCCTGTGTAATGATTGCAACGGCAACGCATACGGAAGCCACGCTTGCAACCGCGCGTCCCGCCCGCTTCTTCGCCACGTCGAGTTCCTTGCCCACGTCCTGACCGGATTTTGCCCGATCCCGCAAATCCATGAATCGCCGAATCGCGTCAAAGGACGATGAGAACATCGCCGCGCCGTCAGACTTGAACATCGTCAGACCGCGAACCAGCTGGTTTTTGCTTCTGCCCATCGCGCTTTTCATGGATGCAACATACTGCGACTGCGTCTCGATCACCACTTTGTCAAACAGTTTTGCGGCGGCACGGCAGTTTTCATCGGAGTCAATGGCAAGACCCAACTGATCCGCCGTCTGCGATTTGCAGGCGTTCCAGACCTTGGAGAGCATAAACCGCTCGGTCGCTTCAATGCCCTTTCCCGTTACGGAAATCAGTCCGCGGACTTCATCCTGCACCGTCTGCGACTTGATTGCGCCGCGGTCATAGTACCGCCCCTTGGTGACGGACGAATATTTGTCCATCTGCTCCATGTTCGCCCGGATTTCTGCCGGCGATGCGTTCATGGCAAAGCCCTTTGCCATATGCCGCGCGTCAACGTACAGACCGGTTGCAAAGTAGGATGCAAGCGGGAGGATGGCAGTCTTGATGTTCCCTGATATCGCCGCCTGCGCGTAAAGCCCGTATACTTTGGTCAGCGCGTGATCGACAACATCCATCGCACCGGTCATATCCGTCCGAACGCCCTGTACGTCCGCCAATAGCTTGGAAAGGTAGTTCAGTATTCCCTTGTGGTTGTCCTCCATCATCTCTCCGAGCGACTTGGTGGTCTCGCGGATCAGCTTGCCGTCTGCGTCCATCTCGCCGACCTTCTTGTTCAGAATTCGGTCGAATGTCTGAATCTGCTCATACAGATTCGCATAGATCGCCAGACCCTGCGCGTGCTTCATAATGGTGTTCGTTACGTCCGAAATTTCAATCCGCCCGTCTGCGTGGCGAACCGTGTTTTGGTTGAACGAGAGGTTCAGAACCGTTTCCAGAAAGTCCGAAATGCCCCTGCGTGTATCGCCGACACTGTTTGTCCGTTGCGAACGGTCACGCTGGATCGGGAAATAGTAGTCATCCAGCACATTGGTCGATCCGAGGATCCGCATATCCGCGTCTCCCTTTACCTTCTTGGAAACGTCATTGAAGAAGTTCTCCACCAGGGAAATAAACCGCTTGTCCGTCTCGTTGAAGGAGTTGTATAGCGTCTTTGCGTCATAGCCTTTCAGCGCACCGGTCTTGATGCGGTTCCCGTCCTTGTCATCGAACACAATGCCGAACGTCTCCAGTCCCAGCCGCGCGTGCTCCCGCTTCATCGTGCAATACAGGCTGATTGCCTGTGCCTTGGTCAGCTCATGCCCCTGGAAGTTCACCGTCTCACGGGCAAGAGCCTTTTTGTACCCCTTGTTTTCCTTGTAGAAGGTTTCAAAAGGATCCATGAGATTTGCGAACATCGTCTGTGCGCCGATCTGCCCGTATACGACTTCCTCAAACGCCGCCGAAAGAACACCATTCGGGTCATGCCTCTCCATATCGTGAATGACAGCCATCGGGGAAGCAATCTCATACAGATAAGCGTCTGTCCATCGTTTGAACTTATCAATAATTTTGAGCCGTTGCCCTTTCTTCGCGCGTTCATCTGCAATCCACTGCATATTGTCCACACCGCGTTGCGCCGTCTCGGTAAGGCTCTGCCGCTTCCCTTGGAAATACACTGTGTCGTAGTCACGGTAGAGCCGTGTAATGCCTGAAACAACCGTGTCAAGGTCAACAATCTGCTCGTCCGTCAGGAATTTCTTTCCCGTGTCAATTTGCGTGAGACGGTTCAGCGCTTCTCCGACCTCGTTGCTGTAATAGGTGTGTTCAAATTTTCCGGTTTCTTCATCGGCTTCGCCGTATATGGCAAGCAACGGGTTCTTCGGGCTGTAGATTTCCTGCATAGACTTCGCCCAATCCCGCACTGTCTGGGGATTCCGCGCGTTACGCGGCTTTCCGATCTTCGCGGCACTCTCCGCAACCTTCCGCATCCGCTCGTCCGAGAGCAACTGACTGGAACGGCGGTCGCGTTTGAGTTGTTCGTCCAACTTAATCGCATTGCGGTACAGACGGGATTCAGACATCGCCCGTTTCCGTGCGGCATTCAGCTTTGTTCGGTGATCCTCCAAAAACTTCGAGATGTATGCCTGCCGCGCTTCCACCTCTTTGCGGTAGGTGGATTTCTCGCCGGTTGTCTCAAACGCTTTCAGAATTTCATGCGCCATGTCGCTTTTCAGCTTCGTCAGCATCCGTTTGTCTCCGACCGTATTCAGGAGCACCGATTCGTTCCACTGCTTGACTGCCTGCTTCGCGTTCTGATACTGGCTGATCAGGTCGGAAAATATATCGGACTCCACATCGGATGTGGAATCGACCGCAACGCCGCTCTCCTTCAGTTCTGCAAGGATCCGGGAGGGCATCATGCCGTCCTCGCTTGACCATGCACGGAGAAGGGAAGGATAACCCTTGTCAAACATATGCTTCAGGTCTGCTTTTTCCGTATCTGTGAATTTCACCTTCTTGCGGTAGGATTCCACGCCGTTGATAATATCCACCATCCGGGCGTATTCCTCGCGCCCAATGCTGTCCAGCTCCTCCTGCACCACGGCGTGATTCAGAATGTAATCCGCAGCTTGCAGAGCGGTTTTCAGTCTGCCATCTCCCTGCTCCTTGTTCATCTGCTCAAACAGGAAGTCTATCACCTCCATGCGGGACTTTCCGCGGATTTTCGCCCGCATGGAAGCCTTGTCATCGCTAAGAATTTCGGACACGAGCGCGGTCACGTTGTCAATAGCGATTGCCGCATCGGTTTGCGAGTAGACCTTTCCTTTCGTCCGGTTCGCTACGATCTTCGACATCTGTCCCCGGCTGTATCCGGCGCCGGAGTCGAGTTCATATCTGATGTCATTTTTCGACTTGTCAAATCGTTCAGACAGAGGAATTACATTTCCCTTTGCGTCATAGGTGACAGGGTCAGCAGATTTCATCTGATTGTCAAACCATGCGACATAGAATTTTCCACCTTTCACGTTCACTTCGATTCCGTCATAACCGGTCACATCCCGGACAGCTTCATGCAATTCATTCGGATAATCCCGGAACAGACCGCTGTCAAGATATCCAATCGTGTTATTGCTTTTTGCGAGTTCCCGAATCATCCAATCCTTCGCGCCACCGTCCCAATATTCCTCGAAATAATCTCCAAGGGGAGAATTTTCCGCATCGTAAATATCCGGCAGTCGTTTGATAATTTCATACGCCTGCTTTTGCGTGAATGATTTATCATATGCAAGCAGATTTGTTGCGTTCCCGATGTTGATCGGCTTTGATATGTTCAGATAGCTGTCAATAACCCGTGTTCCATAGCGGCTCGCTGCATCTTCGTTTGTTGCAAAATAGAAGCCTGCACCATACTGATCGTTTCCTTTTCCAACGCGTCCTTTATCAAATACCGTAAATTCCGTGTTCGGCGTACCATGATAGGCGTGCTTGGTGTATCCGGCAGCTTCGGCTGATTCGCGAACCATCTCTGACAACTGTTTCCGATTCTTTTCAGGGTCTTTCGCAAGTTCCGTGTAGCGTGTATCCGGCAGTTCAAACCGGATATTTTCACTAATTTCGCTTTTCCCCTTGACATTTTCGGCTTTTTGGTGTATACTGTTATTAGAAACAGCATTCATACTCCCCACCGTTTTGGACGTTGGGTTCGGGGCTTGAACATCGGACGGGGGAGAAATGTGCTGTTTTTCTTTTTGCACAGTTATCCAAGCACTTTTCAGGGAAAGTGCTTTTTTCTTTTCCGAAACAACGGTAACCGCCGTAACATTTCCATCGACTTCCTTCTTGAATACAAGAGAGATCGCCCCGCTCTTATCAACTTCCGGTTTTACCGTATCCGGTTCCATAATCGTCCGCAATACAGAATCAAAATTATCTGCTGTAATTGCAATCTGACCGCGTTGCCCCTCTGAAAAAGCACTTCCGTGATGGTCGAATATATGTCTTATATCATCACTGGTTAATACGATACTTTTCCCATAGGTATAAACATCCGTTTGAGCCAAGATGTTTTTTGCAGTCTCCTTGTTGATTTTCCCCACAAAAAGGCGCTTTTGAATATTCTCGGAAGTCGAATCAGAAATAAACCGCTTTACATCATCGTAAGACTTTGCAATTTCATTTTTTGCATCTCTCTGAATACTGGATGATTCCTCGGCGGTGTACTGCCCGAATTGGTTCAATTCAAACCTCGTCTCCGATTCCTCGGCGGCGCTTTTTGTTTCCGCAGTCTGCGCGGCAGGGTTGGAGCCAAAGAGCAGGCTTGCGATCTCGCTGTTTCCTTTGCTGTTCCGAACCGCGTCCTCGATGGTGCGGAGATAGCCTTCCAGCGACCGTGCGGTTTCCATGTCGCGGGAACGGACGTCATTGATCCACCGACCAATGGCGCGGAAGGTGCGCAGAACCAGCTTTTGATTGCTCCGTGCAATCCGCGTCAGGAACCCGCGCCGGTACAGGAATTCCGCGCCGAAATTCGCGGTCGCTTCCTCGCGCATCATGAGATCAAAGGCTTTCTCCGCATTCTCGCTGGCAAAGCTGCGGGTGACCGTTCCGTCCTCGTTCTTCGTCAGAATCAGCCCCTCGCGCCCGGCTTTCGCGCAGGCATCGAAATATTCATCCCGTCTTTCCCGGACATAATTGTCAAACGCGCCCTTTTCCAGCATTCCGGAGGTCACATCCATAACGGCTTTCATGTTGGAGTACTGGTCGTGCATCATATCGTGCATGAACTCATGCAGGAAGGTCTGCTCCAGCGGGGACTGGATGTCCGGATTCAGTAGGATCAGGCGGCGCTGGCTCCCGTCCTTGAACACCGTCCAGGTGCCGTTCTGCGAGATGGATTTTGTGAAACGAATATCCAAGCCGGAGCGTGCGGTCATGGCAATGGCAATCTTTTTGACCGTCTTTGCGTCCACGCCGTTTGCTTCTGCGGACTTCACCATGCGGGAGACTGCAACACGGTCGCGGTATGCCATCGTGTTGAAGCCCTTCACCATCTTGTTCAGCTTCTGCTCGGTTGCGGAATCGATCTCGGATTTCTGGCGCGGCTTTTCCTTCGCCTTTCCCTCCGCGCTCTCCTGCTTCTGCGCGGCGTTCTCTCCCTCGGCGGCTGTTTTCCCGTCCGTGCCTGTCTGCGTCTCCTGCGCGGTCTGTGCGGCTTTCTGTGCTTCATACTGCGTGGCGTCTTCCTTTGCCTGCTCGTAATACTGCCGCATTTCCTCTGCGGGGACGTTGGTCTTGTCCCACACACCGCCGTTTGCGTCCTGTTTTGCTGACTTATCGTTGACGGCGTAATTGTAGGTTCCGTCAGAATTTTTCTTGATGGAAAGATAGGTGCTGTCTTTCACGCGCACATTCTGCACGCGCTTGGTATCGTCAAATGCCGTCTGCGTAATCTCGGTTGCCTGCGCCGTCTGCTGTGCTTGCTGCGCGGCGGCTGCGTTTCGGTCAAGCTGGTTCTTCAGCGCCTGTTTTGCGGCTTCTCCGGTCATGGAAAAACGTGTTTCTCCGGTACTCTCGGTTGCATTGCCGCCCTCCATCGTGCTGGTAAAATCCCGCACCTCGGCTTCGGCTACCAAATCGGAATCCACGATCAGAACACCGTTGACCCAGTCGCGGATTGCCATCTGCATGGCAATATTATCCCTGTTGGCAAGCAAGTCCTTTGCGGTAACCTTCTCTTTCGTATAGTAGGATGCAAGGGAGGCATACTGCTCCAGCGTCTGCGCATCCGCTTTCATGATGTTCGTATACGCCTGCATGACGCCGATGTTCTTCTCGATGTAGGCGGTGAACATCTGCATCTGTCCCAACGCTACGCGGGATGCAAAGTTGGTCTTGTCCTTCTGCGCGTTGTAGTTTTCCACACTCTCTTTCAACATATCCACAACCCCGGCAGGGTCTTGGAAGTTCTCTGCGGTCTTTGCTTCCTCCAGCACAACCTCCGCCGTCCTGACCATCTGCTGTGCGTTGCCGGATTCGTTGATGTGGTACCCCCGTGATGCCGCCGCAGCACGGTTGATAATCATCGAGGAACCGGACATCAGACCTCCGGATGCGAAACCGACCATGCCGGAATAGACAGCCTGACCGAGCGTTGTGGACGCTTCCGGATCAACACCCGTCAGGCGGCTGATGCCGACATCCCAAAAGTCTCCGAGGAATTCTTCTACAAATTCACCGGAGGATTCCTTCAAAAGGTCTTTGAGAACCGCATTGGACGCAACCGCTTTGAGGAATCCTTTCTTTGCCGTCTGCGTTGCGGTGGTTTCCACGGCGTTCTTCGTCAGACTGCCGGTGACACCCGCACCGATACGCCCGACCGCCTTGAAGGTCGCGCCGCTGATCTTCTCCATCAAAAGCTCACCACCGGCAGACAGACCGCCGTATGCGTATTCCTTGAACCCCAGCTGTCCGGTCTTGTTGACGGCTTCCCCGACAGAGTTTCCGAAAACCCCTGCGCCGAATATAACCGTCCCTGCGCCGGGTGCAACAAGGTTGAGCAGGAACACAGAGGACTGCCCGACACCGGCGCCGGCATCCGCAAAGAACTGCGTCACTTTGCCGGGGGAATACTTATCCGCCATATCCGACTGCCATTCCCCAATGTAGGACTTTTTCGCGTAGTACCGCGCAAGGCGGTCATCTCCGGCAATTTTTGCTCCGGTAGAGGACACCAATCTGCCGATGCCCTCGAATACGCCGCCGAACCCTGCGGCAGTGTTGCCACCGATGTATGCCAAGTTGCCAAGGAAAGATGAATCATCGTTTTTTCTGATATAGCCAGATCTTCCAGCGCTTGATATTTTGCCGTTTCCTATGACATATTCTCTTACATAATCTGATCTTGCCATTCTATTGCTCCTTTTTTTTGCTTTTTGCTATTGACTTGAAGGTGCTTATGTGATATGATATAAGTAATCAATCTATTGGAGGAATTGCCATGTATTGGGTTGGTAGATTTCTTTTGTTCGAGGGGCGCTCCGATATGACCCGAGAACACAACAAATTCAAGGATTTCGTTACGGAATACCCTTGGATAATCATGCTTGCTACCGTAATCATAGCCGCATTCTTGATTCTGCTGATCGTGTCTATAAGCGCAAGAAGACAGAAAACGCTTGTCTCGAAAATAAAAATCTGCTTGGTTGGCTATGAAGACTTATTCGTTTTATACGGAAGCAAGCCAGTTCTCTTGATCCCAAGTAAAGATGGATACAGCTTTTGCGGTTGGTACTTCGATTCCGCTTGCACAATTCCTTTCGATTCAAGAGTCCCCGTAAGGAAAGAACTTATATTATATCCAAAATGGGTGAAAGAGGTTGGTTGATGCCAACCTCTTTTTTATGTTACTTAAGTTTCTGGTAAATGAGGTTATACAATTGCTTTGCGGCTTCGCTTTTCAGGCTGTTTCCGCTGATAGAAGTAACCGGATGCCATTTTCCGTCATCGGCAACTTTATAGATTTTCCCATTCGTACCCGCCATAAGGCTGCCTTTTTCACCTTTTGGGAGCGTTTTTGAATAATCATCCCGCATTCCGGTATTGACTTGTAATCTAATCGTTTTGTTTCCGACCGTGACCTTTGTATAGCCCATCCACCTGTTTTCCTCAATTTGTCCAATCAGGGCATCAGACACTGTTTTCATTACATTGTCATAAAGAGTTGTGTTCATCCCAATATTTGAATAGGATGCCAATTCGTTTAGAACATCTGCCATAGACCGACCTGATTTCAGCATATTGGAAATATTTTCGGTGAAATACTTCGCCTTCTGTGAGTTGTCAAGCGAAGATGACAGCACATATTTGTCAAGCGATTCCATTCGCTGTGCTTGATCCATTTCATCCCATCCTTTGATTGTCGATCCAATCTTAGCAACAGCATTGTCATCCGTCAACGATTTCATGATTAGATTATAGGTATCATCCTGCGCCGTAGTATAGGACTTATCCAACCGACCAAGAACATCATCCACGGTGACTTCGTCATAACCGGAGTTGAGAAGCTGTTGCCGCATGGAATTCTTCGTTGCGGGGTCATAGGCAAAGTTTTCGTTCGAGACAAGGGTGTTGTAGAGGTCGGTTGCCTTTGTTGCCGTGCCACTGGTGGATTTGGTGTACGCCGCCTGCGCCTTGCCGATGCTCTCGGCGATGGTGTCGTCAAAGCCGACTGCCTTTGCGTATGCTTTCGCCTGTTCCTCGGTCATGCCCGCCTGCGTGGTGTATTCCAACACCGTCAGCATCTTGTTCTGCTGCTGTGCGTCATAGGCTTGGAGATACTGCGCGTAGCCCAACCGGTTGCTCTGATCGGTTGCCGCCTTGGTTGCATCCGCTTGCAGAATCGCGTTCTGCTTTGCCGCGTATGCCGCATTGTTGGACGCGTCACTGTAGCCGGTGTTCGACAGCCCGGAACGCGCCAGCTGTTCGCCGGTCTGACCGTATCCGGCAAGCGCCCGCGCATAGTCCGCATTCGCCCGCGCCACACTCGCGTCCCGCGTTTTCTGCGAATCCTGCGGCGTCTGACCGATGGATGCAAGGTAGTCCGCATAGGAGTTATACCCGCTGTATCTGCCGTTCGTGAGGTAGTTGCCGTATTTGATATCCTGCGAAACCTTCCCGCCCGTCAGGTAATCCGCATAGGCAAGGTCGGATTTCTCCTTTGCCGCCTGCTGGCGGTAGTAGTTGTTCAGCTGATCCATCGTGTTCTGACTGTCGGTTCCCTTTGCCACAGCCGCAACGCCGCCTTTCGGGGATGCATCCACCGTTGCGTTGTCGGTCAGCGTGCCGATTACGTCTGACGGGTCCTTTGTCACACCGGAAGAAACACCGGAAACCGCACCGGTTGCGGCTCCTCTCATGCTGCCCGTTGTACCAGTCCCTTTGACCGCACCGGTTGCGGCTCCTCTCATGCTGCCGTTGGCACTCCCGCCGAGCGACCGTGCCAGATCAAGCGCATTCCGGCTGTTTGAGATGGTGTTCCCCTTCACCGCCGAACCGATCTCCTTTGCGCGCTTCTTCGCGCCTGCGTTGTTGACAAGTCTGTTAGACATTCTGTTCTACCTCCTGCTTTTTCCCTGTATTATTTTCGGTTTTTACCGCGATATTTGTCGGATTCTGCCGCGATTCTCCCGCGTTTTGCGCCTGATCTGCCATCATCTGCGCGTTTTGAAGGTCGGTCACCAGTTTGCGGAAGTGCGATACCATAATCTGCGCATTCGGGCGGTGTGCTTTCTCCTGCAGGCGCCAGTAGAGGAGCATGGTGTTCGGGTCGGCGGGGTTACCCATCGCGCCGGATGCCAGATCGTTGGCATTCATCTGCCACATCATATCCCGCTGCTGCTCCAGCGCGCCGTTTGCTTCTACTGCAAAGGTGTAATCGTCATTGTAGTACCATTCCCCGTGTACGGCATCGAACTCCAGGAAGGAATACCGCGAGAAGACGTCCACCTGCGCGCCTCCCTCGTCATCCGTATACGGCACGTTGCGCGGCTCGTCTGCATAGGCAAGGTACAGTTCGAACATCGCCTGGTCGATATCGGCATAGGCGGCGTATTTCTCCACTCGCTTGGACTCCAGCCGTCCGGAGGACTGCAACACTTGCTGTTGCTTTGCAACGCCGCTCTGCGCGGTTGCATCCCGCTCTCCGATATAACTGTCCGTGATGCCGATATTCCGCTTTGCCATCTCATACTGCCGCTCTGACTGTTGCATATCCTGTTGGATGGACATCTCACAGGTGATGCTTCCCACGCAGTCCCGCGCAACCTGTCCCTCCGGCACCTCAATGGACAGGTCAAACACGCCACCGGAGACACTGTAAGCCATGCCCTTGCGGTGAAACTCGATCGCGCCGGAGCGCATCAGCTTGTCGTGAATCCGGCTCTCCAGCTTGTTGATCTCCTGCTGTTGCGGGCGGATGACCTCGCAGTCGCTCTGCCCGTACAGGCTTTTCGGTATCGACACATTCCTGCGGCAGATCACCGGCAGGCGCTTGGGCTTGTAGTACGGCAACTTGGTCGGTGCCGTTTTCGGACGCAGAACCTTGTGCATCTGCGGGAGCATCGCACCGCTGGGCGTTCTCTGCATCAGCGGTTCGCCTGTATCGTCCAGCACCGGCTCGTCTGCTTCCTCCATCACCGGCTCACCGTCCTTGTAGACCGGGCTGAATGCCGGGATCTTCTTCTGCACCTTCTGTTTGATGACCGCTCCGGTGGGCATCATAACGTCCTCATAGGCGTAATCCGGCAGAATGATGTCCTCGGTCAATTCCTCGTAGTCCTCGTCCTGCATCTCATAGTCCGGATGGGAGCAGGGATTTTCCTCGCACAGTTCCTTCCGCTTGCCGCAACACCGGCAGATGTACTTCTTCCGCGCGTAGTAGTCATCCACATCCTGGAGTTGGGTGTCACCGCTCCAAACATACTTGCAGACCGCGCCGTCCTCGTTCCGCCAAAAGCACGTGTACACCGTCACCACGTTGTACTGCTCCAGGGAAACATCCTCGTCCTCCGGGTCAATCTCTGCTTTCTCTGCGGTGTTGAGGGACACGCCATAGGTGCGTACAATGTCATCCTTCGTCATGCGGGAACGGATGAAGATATACTCCATCTCGTTGACATCGTAAATACCCGGCTGCGGGATGATGTCGGACGGGTCGATGATCGACACCTTGCCCTCGCCGACCGTAAAGTGCGTCCGGACGCTGTTGTCGAATTCCACCAGGTAGAAGGTTGCCCCCAGTGTCGGCGCGTAGAATTCGTCCGTGTTGTTCATCCGCTCAAAGGGCAGCTTATCCCGGAGCATATTCAGAAGGTGTTCCGCCGCCTTTGCGTTCCGCTCCGTGTGCTGGAGCGAGATGCGCGGCGTGACCTTCGGCGCAGGGATGCGCATATCCTTCTGACTCTCGATCAACTCGCGGGTGATGTTCCGGATGACCGTTGCGTCCTCCGGCAGTTCTGCGGAATCATTCACCGGGTCGATCTTCTTGGAGCCGTTGTACTGCTCGATATTCTTCTTGTTGAGTTCCGTCTGCCGCTCATACTCCGGATGCGTCTTTGCATCGCCCATCAGTTTTTCAAAGAACTCCAGCTTGTTTCCTTCAATTCTCATTCTGTGTTATCCTCCTTGATTTTCAATAGCGGTATCCTGTCGGTTTGCCGCCCATCATCTTCTCCATCACGCCGCGGACATCCATGGATGCGCGACACCAGTCATCGTACATATCCTTTGTCCACAGCCGTTCCTCACTCTCCACACGCTCCGGTGCGGCGGAAGTCCATGCAATCATTCCATACCGTAATCCGTCACAAACGTGCGTGATGTCATGCGGCTCGGTCGTACAGTCTGTCGGGTGCTTCGGGTCGATCTGAAGCAGGGGCAGATCGTGGATCAGCCTGCGGCAGTTGCGAAAAATCTGCATCTTTGGCAGTCCGTCCGGCTGAATCCGCAGAACCGACTTGACCGACAGCCAACCGGCTTCCCGGTCGTTCGATGCTTCCGAGAGCGGAAGCCCAGCTGCGCGGAACAGATCAGCCTTTGTCTTGCCTGTCTCCTGCGTCCTGGAACGGATGATGTCAGGCGGTGCCCACGTTGCCGCGATTTCCTCGCCGCTCTCCGTGTACTCCAGCGCCTTTCCTGCCGCATCCTCAATCGTCAGATTCGGAGAACAGAACTCCTTGTAGATGTAAACCCGCCCGTCCGGGGAGATTGCAAACCACAGCATGGCGAACATATCCAAGCCGTAGTCCAGACAGCGATATTTCTTCCAGTGTGCCGGAATAGTGAACGGCTCGATGACATGGATTGCCGGGTCGAATTCGGTGAAATACTGCCCCTCGATGACATCCCATCGCCCCTCCAGGAGCGTCTGCCGCAGAATCTCCGGCAAAGTCTCCATGCTTTTCAGATACTCCGGGTCATTCTCCATCAGATAGGCGTTTTCCGTCAGCTTCGCAGGGATGAACATCCGGCGCCGCCCGTCCTTACCCACAAACGGCGTCTCCGGCTCTGCCGGGTCTACAAAGTTTTCCTTCACCCATGCGTGTCCCACGTTTCCGGGGTTCGTGGAGAGTGCGAGGAATCGCGGTGCAGGGAACCGACCGCGAACACGGGAACGGAGATAGACGAACTGGTCATAGGTAAAGTGCGTTGCTTCATCCAGCCGGATCACATCAAACTCCGCCCCCTGATACTGGAATACATCGTTCTCACTGGCGCAGTATCCGAACCGGATGGTCGATCCGTTCCAAAGCGTTCCCACGTGCTTGGATGAATTGTACCGGTACCACGGTTCCCCCGGAAAGTGCTTGAAATGCTCCTTAATCAGAGAGCCTTCCAACTCCACGAACGTCCGCCGTAGCATCAACTGTGTGGAGCCGGGGTAATCGATGGCGTAGAGCAGAGCCGCAATGCACTGTGCCGCGCTTTTTCCGCCGCCAGCCGCCCCTCCGTACATGATTTCATCCACACCGCGCTCGAACACGAATTTCTCCTGCTTCGGGAGCAATTCAATATGCAGCTTCGGTTCCTCGCGTTTCCGCTTCTGTCCGGCAATCACAAACTTTGCATATTCTTCTCCGGTCATTTCTTTTCCTCTTTTCTGCTGACGATGACATTCAGTGTCCCGGCACCGGATGTCACCTCAACACTCGCTTTCTCGTCCTTCTCCCGATACCCGTGATTTGCCGCAAGCAGGAACTTTGCAAAACTCGGATCGAATACCCGTGTCAGACCTCCATTGATCAGCATCCGCTCCTGTATCCGCATCGACTCCACAAATGCCTTTGCAAAGTCCTCATGCTCCCTGACCCAAGTGCAACAGGCATCGGTGTATGTCCCGATACTTTGAGCAAACCGTTGCAGTGTCGGCACCCCGGCTTCCTCTCCCTCCGAATAGTGCCTGAAGAACTCCAACAGCATCCCGGCATACTCCGGCTTGTAATCCGACTTTGCCCTGACCACATTCTTAGACCCCTTCGGTCTACCCATTCTCTCACATCCCTTCACGCGCATAATGATCGAAAAATACTCTGTTTTTATCATTTTACAAGGATAACGGGCATAAAAAAAGCCCTGATTGGTTCAAAATCAGGGGTTATTGGTTCAACTTTTCGTATTTTCAGAGTATTTCAAGGAAAAAGAAAAAAAGGCACCCATAACAGGCGCCCTTCAAACGTATTTCCGGAGATTCGATGTAACAAAAAATGTAACGGAACTGGTCAAAGTCAGACCTAACGGGTCAAAATGCACATTAGAAAGCCCCAACATATTGTGTTCGAGCGTTGCTTTACCACAATATATTGGGGTTTCCGGACATTGGTGGAGACAGATGGAGTCTGCACAATTGGCTGTTATAACTATATATTGTGGTATTGATTGACAAAACGCACTATATATTGTGGTATTTGAATGGACTGCTTTGTTACATAACTATGCGCTATATTTTCGAGATGATATCCAGTTTATCTTCCTCGTATAAATGACCGTAAGTTTTCATCACTTGTTCCACCGTGTCACCGATCAAGTCCGCAACAACCATCATATTTGCACCGAGGTGGATCAGCATAGAAGCAAAAGAGTGCCGAAGGTCGTGAATCCGGATCGGCTCCAGCCCGGCTTGCTCACAGTAGCCAAGGAAACGATACCGAACGGTGTTTTCCGCAAACGGATTTTCCCCTCCGAAGAAGAACGGCTTTTGTCCTTCATACTCTTTCAGAATCTCCTGCAACGGCTTGCAAATCGGCGTTGCGGCTTTTTTCTCGTTCTTGGTGTTTGTGATTGTGTATGGCGTTCCATCGTGTGTCTTGCGTGAATATGTCTTTGTGAAACTGATCCGATCCCGTTTGATATCATCATACTGTAAAGCCAGGACTTCTCCCTTTCTTCTTCCGGTATAGAACAGTACGCCAAAGAATGCCCGCCACTGAGGATCGTCAATCACAGATAAAAAATGTTCGAACTGCTCCTTTGTCCAAAACTTCATCTCTGTCTTTTGGACACGCTTTTTGGGTCTTTTGACCTTCCGTAAATTGTTCGGTATTCCGAATCGGTTTTCCGCATAAGATAGTGTGGTCATCAAGGTGTTTCGGATGCGGACGAAATACGCCTGTGAGTATGGTTCCCCGTCCGGCTTGCGCATTGCCAGGATTCCGTCCTGCCAGCGGAACAGGCGTTCGGCGGTCAGGTCGCATAGCTTCTCCTTGCCGAGGGTCGGCTTGATATACAAGTCATACAGCTGCTTCTTGTCCCATACCGTGGAGCCTTTGTTTTCCCCGCTTGCCGCCGCAAGATAGATCGGGAACATTTCTTCCATCGTGTAATCGTGTACAGCGGAGGAAATGGATTCTGTTTTCTTTTTGCTCGCGACATCCGGGGAAATCAGTTCGCAGTGCTTGGTAATGAAATCAATGTACCCGCGTCCGGCTTCCTTCCTGTTTTTAAATCCGCAAAGCCTTTTCTGTTTTTCTCTCCCGTCAAGCGTAACCACACGGAATACGACATCAAATGAAGATTTTCCATCCTTCATAATCCGCTCTTGGACACTGTATTTATTCGAGGTGATATAAAACTCTGTCATACTGATCCTCCCGTTTCCCGTGTTATTTTGACAATCAACCATCAATAAACAGCCATTTTCCGGAAAAAATTATCTTTTTATCAAAAATAAAAAGTTTTCGACAAAATATATCTTGACTTTTAACTGTTTATGTATTATAATTTAATCAATTAAATATTTGAAAGGGGCATGAAATGAACGAACTAACTGTGTTGATTGAATCCTACGCCGACAAACAAGCCGCTATACGGATTGCAACATCCGTTATTTTGGCTTATCTTGGGCAGTTGAGATCCGGTCAAGCAGTTCGTTCAGCCGGGAATCCCGGCAATACATAATATACCGTGGTTGTTTCCGTTTTGGAAGCAACCACTTTTTTCTGCAAGTTACCAGCAAATTATAAAGCAGTTATAAACGGGTTATAAACCATAGTTCTTAAGGTTCTTAAGGTTCAGACCATCACAAATCCGCCAACATAAAAGAAACCAGCAATATGATGTATACACGGAATCGCTCTATTCTAATTTCGGTGTATACACGGAATTATGATTTTAGTATTTCTGTGTATACACGGGAACTAATCTTACATACTTTGTGTGTATACACGAAGAAAAGAAAGTACCAAAGGAAAGAACACTCTTTTATAAAGGGATATATTATAATATAATTTATTATATTATTACATTATATGCTTCACTTTTGCCTTTATCTTCCAGTTCCTTGCTTTTCGAGCAGTTCTAACGCTTTCAGTCAGTATTTTCGGTCGGATAATTTCATTGTCCCTGTTTGTGAAATAATAGATTTCTCATATTCGTATTTATCCATATTAAAGAATTTAAATACGAGTTCTAAATCATGGTTCTTAAGGTTTCTAAGGTTTACGAGAGTCATATCTCATCTTCGTCATCATCTTTATCCCAATCGTCCCAATAATCTCCATCATCTTCTACACCCTCTTGCTCGGCAGCATTGTTGCCTTCTGTTTGCTCGTGCGTCTCTGAATCCACAATATCGGTTCTCACCATACTCATCATTAAATCGTATGTGTCTTGTTTCATATATTGTTTCTTCATCATGTATTTTCCTATTTTTTCAGCGAGATCAAAGTCACCAGAATCCATTGCTATTCCACATAGTGCTCGGCAACAAATATTGTCATAGTTGAAAGTATCTCTGAAATATGATAGCTCATCCGGAACACCAGCATTTTGAGTAGCCAATACATTCCGTATTGATTTTTCGCTTATTGTCGGAAATACTGTATCTCTAAGCATAGAAGAAAACATACAAATGAAAGAATCGCCATACCCAAGTCTTCGTAGGATTTGAATCATTTTTTGAGCATATTTCTCTTTATATTCATTAAGAGTTGGGATGTCCCCCGGCAAATAGGACACCAATGTTCTCATAGGATCGTTGCTTCTATACACATTTTGCTTCTGATACTCGGAAAGAGAAATCATATAGTCATCGCAGAATTCAGACACTTTAGGTTGTATAAGAATCCGCTTGTAGTCAGTTTCCGTCAAAGGATGCAAATTTGTCAGTTCATGCATTCCATGATCAGGATCTAAACCAGTTTTCTCTAAAATTTTAGAAATCAGTAAGATCAAACCGTATCCGGCAACGACGAAAACCACAATATAAGCAAAAACTACCATTTATTTTTCCTTCTTCTTCAGCCCTGACATCTTCAAAGCCGTTTCTATTAAATCCAACAATTCCTTTTGATTTTCTTTTGGCACCGACTTGAATAATTCGTTCATTCGTTTTTCTTCCGGTGTTTCCTCCTGCTCTTCAGCCACATCTTCCGAGTCTTCATATCCCAGTAAATAGGACGGAGACACCCCGAAGCAATCTGCCATTTTCTTGATAGAAGTTCGTTTTATATTTTGAACAGCTCCGCTTTCATATTTTCTTATAGCGGATTTTTGGACTCCTATGACATTTCCTAATTCTTCTTGTGTCATTTTGTTCTCTAACCGCAGTCTTTTTATTCTGTCTGCCATCCGTTCCATTCGCTTTAGCACCTCGCAAAACTTGATTCGTGTCTTTATTATATCACATTTTTTCCTCAAAAGCAAGTATTTTTGAAAATTAAGAAACTTTTTTTGATAAACCACTTGACAACTAACGAAAACTGTGCTATACTTAAAGTGTCTTAAAAAGATACTTCAAGGAGGTAAATGATGAATAAAAAGCTACTCGAAAGCAAGATGAAATTGCACGGGGATACAAACAGCAGTCTTGCAACGGCAATCGGAATCTCTACGCAATCTTTTGTCAATAAGAAAAACGAAAATCACGGTCGAGAATTTACACAGCAAGAGATTTGCAAAATCAAGCAACGCTATAACCTTTCTCCAATTGAGGTCGATGATATTTTTTTTGCAAACGAGGTGTCTTAAAAAGACACAATTGGAGGATTACATAGAATTTGAGAAAGGAACTTGCCGTGGAAGAAATATTTGCAGAGATGGACAGAATCACCGAAAAGTTTTACAACGAGATCGACCGACTGACGGAGAAGCTACAGCCTAAGCAACGACCGTACATACGGAAGATTGTATCGGAAATTACGAACGCATCGGAAGATCAAAAAGCGTATCTTGAATATGCACTTGCGACATCCGAAAAGTACGAGTTGGAGAAGCAGATTGCATACTACCGCAGAATGATTCAACGAGGCGTTTATACGGTCGATGAATTGAAAGCAATGTATGTCGATTACGAATCGCACCGGATTGAATGGAAAGAGAGAGGTTCAAAAAACTACCGTGACTTCTGCCGCGGGCAAGAGGCTTTGGAATTCATAATCGCTGAAATGAATCATCAGAAAGGAGAACAGCAATGACCCCGGAAGAAACCAACCAAGAGGTTGTTCCCGTAAAAATGACCCTCGCACAGCGGCGCGAGATGTTTGCAAAGGACTATCTTGATTTGACCGACCTATCAATACTGCTTGGGACTTGCTACTCGCGGGCATCGGAGATCGTGCAGGAAATCAAGTTCAACACCCGCGACCGTCTGCACACCCGCGGCAGGATCCACGTGCAGGATTATTTCGACTACTACCATCTTGACCCGAAGAACTACTACAGAGGAAATCCGGAGGACGAAAAAGACAATGAAACGAATACTGAAAGCGATTGCTGAATGGTTCCGGTTCCTTGTAACCGGCAAATCTGACACAGCGGTTTCGGACAAGCTGTGCGACTTCTCCGGTCAGGGACGCGACCAGTACGGTCTGTAAATCAAGAATAAGAACTGATTTTATTATCGAAAGGATGATGGGAATGATTTCAGAAGTCAAGTACAACAACCATGACGAATGGTTGAAAATCCGATCCCAATATATCGGAGGAAGCGATGCCGGAGCGGTTATCGGGATGAACCCATACAAAAGCGCCTATACCCTTTGGGCAGAAAAGACCGGGAGGGTTCCACCGTTTGATGGCAATATCGTGACAAAAGTCGGTAGCTACCTGGAGGATTTTGTTGCAAAGCTGTTTGAAGAAGAAACCGGCAAGAAAGTTCGCCGGAAGAACCGAACGATTTTGAACACCGCATTCCCATGGGCTTGCGCCAATATCGACCGCGTTGTGCTGGGCGAAAATGCGATCCTCGAAATCAAAACATCAACCAGTATTCCAACAATTCGAAAGGTTAAGAGCGGAGAACCCGCGGATGCTTGGTATTGCCAGGTACAGCACTATATGGCGGTAGGAGGATATGATATCGCGTATATTGCCGTTCTCGTCAATTGCCGCGAATTGGTTGTGTTCACGATTCCGAGAGATGATGCAGATATCGCCATTCTGATGAAGGCAGAAGAAGCATTCATGGATTGTGTGAAAACGGACACTCCGCCTGGAATTGATGGAAGCGAATCATCCAAAGAAACTGTTTCGGGTCTTTATCCGGAATCCACCGATGAAGTTGTCGATCTTAGCGCATACGGGACAAGCCTTGACGAATATATGGCGCTTGGACGTCAGATCAAGGAAATGGAAACCCGCCGTGATGCCATAGGGAACACGATAAAGTCCCATATGGAAAATGCGGGACGCGGAGATTCCGGCAATTACAAGGTGACATGGACAAGCAGTGACCGCAAGAGTTTTGACAGCAAATCTTTCGCAAAGGAAAATCCGGAAATTGATCTTAACCCGTACTACAAAACGACTACAGTCAGAACGTTCAAAGTAACAGAAAGAAAAGGAGCATAAAAATGGGAACCATTCAAAATGCAGTATCGCAAGCAAACAATCGTCAGGTGGAAGCAAAAAAATCCGTCAACCAAATCATGAACGCAATGCTGGACGGCGAAAATCTGCGGAACCGATTCAACGACCTACTCGGAAAAAGGGCGCCGCAGTTTATCAGCTCTATCGTGTCTTTGGTGAACTCGGACAAAAATATGCAGCAAGCATTTTATGAGTCACCGATGACCGTCATTCAAGCCAGTCTGAAAGCCGCTTCCTTTGACCTCCCAGTGGATCAAAACCTCGGATATGCCTATATTGTTCCTTTCAATAACTTCAACAAGGACAGCGGGACTTCAAAGATGGAAGCAACCTTCATTCTCGGATGGAAAGGAATGCATCAGCTTGCAATACGCACAGGCGCATACAAGACCATCAATGTTGTAGATGTGAGGGAGGGAGAACTGAAAAGCTACAACCGGCTGACAGAGGAAATCGAGATCGAATTCATAGAAGATGAGGACGAGCGCGAATCGAAACCGGTAATCGGATATGTTGGATATTATCGGCTGGTAAACGGAACCGAAAAGACCATTTACATGACCGTCAAGCAAATCGAGAATCATGAAAAGAAATTTCGCAAAGGAAAATACCAAGGCAAGGGATGGCGCGATGATTGGGACGCAATGGCGAGAAAAACGGTCTACCGCCGCCTGATTGGCAAATGGGGTGTAATGTCAATCGAATATCAAACATCCCGCGATGGAGCCAACCTCGCAGATCAAATGCGCGATGAAATGACAGATGCAGGAAATTCAGAGACCGTCCAGCCAATCACCGGAGAATTTGAACCGGCAGAAGGAGATTCAAATGACGCTCAATCTGAATAAAGCGATCATCGCCGGAAACATCACACGCGACATTGAGTTGCGGCAAACACCTTCCGGCATCTCGGTTGCGTCCTTTACGGTTGCGGTTGCCCGGAGCAAGAAGGGCAAGGACGGAAACTACATCCAAGAGACGGATTTCATCGACTGCCAGGCATGGGACAAGAAAGCGGAATTCCTCGGCAGGAACTTTCGCAAGGGCGATCCGGTCTGCGTCCTCGGTTCTATCCGCAAGAGGCAATGGAAAGCCAATGACGGCACCAACCGATATGCCACAGAGGTGATTGCCGATGACATCCTCTTTGCAGGGTCAAAAATGCCGCAGGAAGGCGCGGGGGCTCACGGCGGAACAAGTTATCAACCACAGGCACAAACGCC